TTCTATGTCAGCCTTTGCTTTCTTATTCTCCTTAGCTCTAAACCTAGGCTCCGACTTCTTCTTACCCATCTGTTGACCCAACGCCTCAGCCTCCTTGTATGTCACCTCAAACTCCCCTTTGTCGTTCTCTACTATCTGCGTAGATGCCGCATCTTTTATGTTCTGAGGTATCTGGTCCATAGACTCAAAAGTGTCTGTAATAGGAGTTGCCTCAATAGTGAACTTGTCCTCGTTGTACTGCAAATCTACACTGCCATCTTTCTTCTCTGTTATCACAGCATCTGATGCCATTACCTCCTGGGGTACAGCATCTATAGTGGCATAGTTCTCATCGTTTACTTGGAACGTACCATCCTGCTGTTCTTGGATGACAGTAGCCGACTCACGGATGTCATTGGGTACTTCATCAATGGTCCCAAAGCTCTGTTCTGCAATTGCTGTCACATCGGTATCAGTAACTTGAGTAGTAGTTGGGGTAGGGGTAGGGGTAGTAGTAGTTGAGGTAGGGGTAGTTGAGGTAGGGGTAGTAGTAGTTGAGGTAGGGGTACTCGGCATAATGCCTGCCTCTTTATTTATTTGAGATTTAAAATCCGGGTCATTCTTTATATCAAAGGTGGCCTTCTTCTTTTTCCTCTCAGACATCCTGTCGTACTTCTTTTTGAATCGTGCTTTTGTGTATCTTCTGCCATTTATCTTGTATGACTTAGAAGTATTTTCCATAGGAATAACAACTCCGGCAGGGTCTTTTACATTCCCGATGTCTACTGTTTTACTATCCGGAGCAAGCTTACCCTCCTTTACCATATACGACAATTCCTCATCTATCTTAGTTAGCTCATCTTTGTATATTTTTTTTGAGTTGTCATTCTTTCCTAGTGTCTCTTGAGCTTTCAATAAGTCCATTGTCCTGCTCACTACATCATTGCTCTTCTCTTTTTTTGATAAGCCTAATAGCTCCTTAGCATCTTCTCTTAATACCAAGTTCTCTTGGATCGAATTGTTAACAGACTCGTCAATCTGCCCAAGTCTGTGCATGTTGGTGGCAAACTTAGACACCTCATCAAAACTAGCATTACTTTTTGCTACAGCATCTCTGTCTGTAAGCTCAAAAGCAGTAGCAATTTTAACCCCCTTATTTGTTTCCATATAAAGAGCTACTGATCCTGTAGTAGCTTGACTACCTAATCCTCCCAAAACTTCATCGGCTACTTGAAATGCATCAAACCCTTGTCCTGAAACAACTAACGCAGCAGCCTCTCCAAAACCCTCAGATATAGGGTCAAACACAAGCCTTTCTCCTAAAAACGCAGCAGTTCTTTTTGCCCTTGTCGCTGTCCTTGCTACTTTAAAAACTCTACCTGCCAACCCTGCCGTAGCATAATCTATGGCTGCTATAGTTAACCCTCTTTTTACACCAATCTCCGTTCCTTCATCCCAAACCGTTTTATTTGCTAATGCTTTTTTTGCTTGCTCAGGGTCTAACATGTTATAACCTGCATTTTCTGCTGCTTCTAGTATTGAGTTTTCTAACTCTACTGCGAAAGCAATCGATGCTTGTAAAGTTCTAAGTGAACCAAAAGCTGCTGCTCCTGCTATCGCATAGGGATTAGCGGTTCCGGATGCCGCAACTCCACTTGCAACTCCACTTGCTACAACTAAGCTCATCATCTTAGGGTCTGACACTATTTCTACCCCGATAGGTAGTAACATTCCTAAACTGTTTGCCATAAGACTAGATATTATTTCTGCCGGATCACTTAAAAGAGCATGGTAATACTTATCAGTACCATCTTTAGCGTTCATAAATCTAGAGAAAGCTCTCCCTTGCACTCCTTTTTGATTAGACATATACTCACTAAGCTTCTCTACATCCAAGTCTTCTAAATTTTCAATCCCTAAAGACATGCCCATCAACATAGCAGCGGCATTACCTCTAGCCATTCCTGAATCCCACTGTGATGTTACAGAAGCCCAATTGTCAACAAATTCCGTTTCGATATACTCCCTTGTTTTTCTGTCGAAATAGGTACTTCCTAAGTAGTAGTTATCAGAAGCTATTTTTTTCTTTTCGTAAATACCTGAAAGTATCAAGTTGTATTTTTCCAAGTCATCATATAACTTAGGATTATTTTTTAATGCTTCTGCTATTTCCTCCTTAGTAATTTTATCAATAGAACGTTGAATTTCGTTACCTTCTGCATCTACTACTGTTGTCTTTACACCTGCTTTAGAAAGAGATTTAATCATGTTCTCATTAAGTATAAATTCCTCCTCTTTTGCTTCATTATTATGTTTAGCAGACAACACTGCCATCTTTTCTGATTTGCCTTGTAAGTATCTATTAAACTCCTCAATAGCCTCTTGGTTCTTCTTATTTCCGACCACAAATTGTCTTAATTTCTCTTTCTCCTGTTCAAGCTCACCTATACGTTCACCTACATCACTTCTAATATCTCCATTCGGCAAATATACATCAGGGTTTTCTTTTATGAATTCTGCTGATGGTTTATAAGTAGCCTCCCACTTCCTTTCTGACATGTTCCATTCTGCTTGTTGACTCAAACCTAACTGCTCTTTTATGAATTTAAGTTCATCATTTACTTCATTATACCTTCGGTCAGCACCCATTGTACGCCTATAATCAAGGTTATAGTTATCCTTAAAAAACTTCTCTCCCTCAATATCTTCTATTGAACTTTCTTTCCATTCCCCCTCAGCAAAATCATTGGCTTCTTCATCTGTTTCGAATTCGTATATCTCGCCACGTTCTTTAGCCATAGCAATAGCTTTCTCCACGCCCTCTCTTGTGCTTGTGTCAAACACATGCCAATCTTTAGGGTCTTTAGATTTACTATTTGGGTCTTTAGGAAATATAGTAGGGAATGCAATATTGTCGGCACTGGCCATTATAACAGTAGAAATATAACCATCTTCACCTCTAATACCCACTCTTCTAGACTTTCTAACTTTTAAAGCTTTATTTAAAAAGTCTTGGTCTTGTACTTCTTTTGATACTTCAGCATTGGCAACTATAAAATCTTTTAGTTCTTGAGTATCATTTTTATTTATCTTTATTAGATCGCCATTACTGGAACGAGCAATCATACCATGTCCTGTTCCTCCAATGCTAGAAAACGTAAAACCGTAGATTCCATACTTTTTGTCTAGGTCGGATATAGCGGTCTCTGATTCTAAGTCTATAGACTCAAGCCCCTGCTGAAAATCCTCTGATTGAACAAACTGCTTGGTTTCTTCTAGTATCTTCTGCTGTTCTTCCTCTAGGTCTAAACGTTCTTGCTCTCTTATCGTCTCTGTCTCTTGTCTTATTCTTGCATCTTTCTCTACAGTAACAAGAGATACTGAACCATCTTCTTTTTTTTCTACTTCAAATTCCTCTTTTGGTGTAGACATAGCCAGCATACCTTGTGAATCATCTTGAGCAGGAGCATCGGTCGTAGGAGTAAAATCCTCTGTTTGTTGTTCAGTATCAGACCCAAAAAAATCTTCATCTAAAAGCCTCTGCTTTTTTTCTTCTTCCTCTCTTAAATATCTTTCTCTTGCTATAATCTTCTTTTTTTCTTCTGATTTAGCTCTAATTAATGCAGTTTCTTTGTCTTTAGAACTTTGGATTTCTGCCTCTCCTTTCCTCCCTATATTTGTGCTGACAGCATCTCTCTGCACTTGTTGAGACTGCGGAATAAGTCCTTCTAAATCAGATATACTTAATGGCTCATAGCTAGAACCATCCGATGTACCACTTTCCGATACGGAACCTTCTTCTTTTTTTTTTAACGAATTGAAAGCTCCTACAAATGTTTTAATATCATTGAAAATCCCTTCTTGTACTTGGTCGTAAATAACCTCAATACCATCGTTCGATATTATATGAGAAAGACTTTCTTTAGTTGAAATACCTGTATCTTCTTTTAAAATAGAAAATAATGCTTCTAGTTCTTTTTCGTCCATTTTTTATATTTATTGTAATCTGAATTTTTGACTATTATTATATCCTTCTATAGCAAAGTCAAGATCTGATTTAGTTATTTTTCATAAGCATCTTTTGCAGCTTTATAATCGGGAAAAGATGGAAATTCATTTTTATCATAAGCTCGGAAAGGAGCTTTTGTACCACCACTAGTTTGTGATGTCCCACCCTTAATACTGGATTGTAAATATCTTTCTAAATACTTATCTTTACCTGTAAATAATCTTTCAATATCTTTAATGGTATATGATTTTCCTCCCTCCATTTGATCTTGGATCATATCCATAACTCGATTAAAATCTTTATTGTATTTTGTATTTACAGGAAGTAGTATTGGTAAAAAGTTTTGGTTAGGGCCAGGTTTTATATATATAGCTTCATACTCGGCTGCCGGGTCATTTATTCTGGTATACGTAGCATCTAAACTTTCTGTAAATGCGCCATTAACCATTAATCCATGGTTTTGAGCAAGATACGTCTTATCTGATATTACCTCTACAATTACATTTTCAGGATTAAAAATATTTTCTAACTGACCGGGGGCTGCTGCTGTAAAATAAGAACTTTCTAATGTTTGACCTACAGCATTAGAACTTGTTTGGTTTACAGCCCCTTTGGTTGAAGAGGAGATATCAATTACAGACTTGTATGATTTACTTGCTGTTTGTTTAGTTCCCTGCAAATTTGCCTGTTGGCCTCCTGATTGAACTATATCTTTTTTTATATAGGGGTATTTTCCACTACCATCTTTTACAAAAGGATTTAGCTTTAAATTCTTAGTTATGGTTTTTGACAGATTATTAACTATACTATATCTACCCACAAAATCTTTACCGAAAAAATTAAATTTTCCACTATTTAAAATTTGGTCAGCAATTTGTCTTGGGGTTTTATTATTAATATCTTTTACAATTGGAACAAATACACCTTTATTCTCTTCTATGTAAAACCCAACTTTGCCATCTTTAGAATCTTCTCTTATTCCTAAACCATAAATATTACTTGTTGCCTTATTATTAAAATATTGAAGGTCTTCATTCTTTAATACATCTCCTCCGATGATAAAGTCTTTAATTCTAGCAGTAGCAAAACGACCTTGTCTTCTAGCTTCTATATTTTTCTTTGCAGTTTCTGACATTGGTTTTTTATCTTTGGTATAATCTCTTACTTGAGTACCTGTCTCTGTGTAACTTTGCTTTAATCTGAATTTTATACCTTCTTCTAAATTTTCACGAATAACCGCCTCTTGCTCCGGGCTTATAACAACTTTAGGTATACCACTGCCATTAGGGTCTTTCTCTAGCAAAATAATTTTTTCATCTTTAGCTGCTTTTTTAGGGTCAAACTCAAAGTCATATCCTTTGCCTATATAGTCAGTAAGTATAGATGCTGCATCGTATGGATTAGCTAGGATAGCATCTATCTCAGAATCAATAGATTCTTGATATTTCATAACTAATCTTTGTTGATCTTTAGGAAGGGTCTTCAATAACTCTCCTGTTACATCAGATATTTTAATTGTTTTATATTCATCCGCAGTAGCGTCTTTATATCTTATTGTTTGTTCTCTTACCCCTGCTTTTTTTGCTATGGCATCTAATGCTTCTGAAGTTTTAAACCTATCCATGTCTAGACTTACAAAATTATTAAGCTCATTTACAGTAAAAAAGTTTTGAGGTTTATTACTCATCTTATAGACATAGTTACCATCTTTACCTTTTACTCTTTCTTTCATTGCGATACTAACTGTAAAGTCGGTAGGATTTATATATGCACCGGAGTTGTTGAAATTTGCAAAACCTTCTGTCATTTTAAATAACGTCTGTTCAAGCTTTGCTGACTCATCTTTAGTCATCCTATCAGCCTTTCTTTTAAACTCTTTTTGAAAGTTTTTAGCAACATTAAAAATACCTTTAGTACCATCTGTCAAGTTAGCTCTCTGTAGTAGATAGTCCTTAACCTTTAGATTTCCGGTCTTCAGCAGCCTATCCTGCATCAGTCTAGCTTGAGAGAGATCACCTGCAAATCCTGTTATAAAGTTATTAGCTCCTCTATGAGTTCCGGTAGGGGCTTCTGATAATGTTTGACCATATTCCCTAGATGCATCATCTAAATCCTTTTTAAGGGTATCTCTGCGAGTAACCTCCTCTTGAAGCATCTTGGTAATGTCACTACCAACGACCGACCAATTTATATTGTCTTCCGCTTCTCTCTCTGCGTATCCGTAGTATGTTGACATATGTTATTTTGTTTATTGATTATCAATGTAGTCAGGGTATGGATTAAATATTATTCCAAAAGGATTTGTTATAGGGTCATAAGGATTTGTTAGACTTTCTCCAGGAAAAGGATTAATAGTAGTAGGGGGTGTATAACCTGGAGGGTTTGCGTCAGGCAATGGGGGAACAGGCTGAAGTGGATCAACAAGAAGTGGGTCATCTGCTTTTGGTATATCAGTCTTAGTACCGGGGGGCATAGGTTTTTTAGCATAAAGAGGAGCTAATGAAGCCACTTGTCCTCCTAGACTTGTAACTCCTGCAAACCCTTGTTGAATTGCCATAGACTCAGCTTTTGAAGCATCCGCTGCTGCCTGTTGCCCTCCTAGAGCCTCTTGCAAGTCTAGCTGAGTACCAAGGTCTCTAAGCCTAGATTCCTCGCCTGCTACTAGTTTGTCTAGTTGGCTTTGTTCTTGTTGCATTGCTGTAGCCACCTTCTCTTGTCCTAACTGCTGTGCAAGCTGCACTCTGCCGACACCTGCCGCCAAAGCCCTAGGGTCTCCTTCCGCTAACTGCTGAGTAGCTAAAGCCCCTTGAGACAATAGCTCCCTACGTGCAAGCTCATACGGCTCCTTTTGGATACCTAACTGCTCGTAGTAGTTTACCTCTAATTTCTTTCTAGCCTCCATCATTGCCGCTGCTGCTGCTTCTTCGGCTTTCTTTTTTTTAGAATTCTGATCTGCTGCTTGTGCAAAACTGCCTACTGTGCTTGCTGCGGTTACCGCTAACCCAACTCCTGTTGCTATTGCTGTAAATCCTGCCATAGTTATAATGCTTTTATCATTTCTTGCGTATAGTTGTCGGCTGCAATATACCCTAGTTTTTTGTAGGTGTCTATCAAGCCTCTATGCTTTAACAACGCATAAGAATATTTAAATTCCATTTTTTTACAAGTACCTGTTAGTGTCTCTATCAATAGACCGATTGCATTGCTACGTTGTGGTTTCTTCCGGTACTCCTTATTGGATATTATCCAATCTACCCACGCAACTTTTGAGTTGGTTACATAAATAAACCCTGCACATACAGGTATATCTCCATCGTAAATTATCATCCCTCCCTTTCCATCTTCGGGGAGGAAATCCTTTTGTGGAGGTTCCCATCCCCAATCTTTCCACCAATTTACTAAAATATTTTCATAATCTCCTTCTTGCAATTGCCTTATATCAAACATAAAGATACGATTTTTTAAGGGAATGATTTCATTACCTCCGACTCCACAGCAAATAACTCAACTGAAGTAGTCGCTTGATTAGTTAATACGAACTCACAGTAGTGGCCTAGTACCCCATAACTCTCCGCTGTCTGATTCTTTATAAAAAGTATAAAATCTCCATTGTTAGGAGTCCCAGTGGGCGTATTTACCTGTATGTAGTTTATAGAGTTAGGCAAGTCTACTACAACACTAGAAACCGTTCCTACTAAAGTTAATGCAGTAGTTGAGTATACCACATCCCCTATACTTATAGTAGATCCTATACTTAGTGTTACAGGGAAATTTATTCTTATGTCAGCACCTACGGTAGTTACTGTAGAACAGTTACCGATACCATTGGCAGATCGTAGCTGTAGGTCTGTCGGTGCAGCGATAGGACTAGATTGATTTCTCATAAAAGCAAACCATGCCCCTTCTTTTTTCTTGAACCAAGAAGCATCAATAAAACCTGTGGTTTGTATGTCTGTATCAAAAGTCCCTCCCCACGAATGGGTCCCATCGGTAAAAGAGGATTCTAGGTTTATGGTCTTAAATAACTTGTTCTCTAATGGCAAGTCATTAAACACACTAGTGATAGTGGTATTAAATGGAGAGCCATAAAAGTTATTACGAACCTCATTTACATTATGCCGATACATATCTCCATTCTTAAAGGTATAAAAATAGTTGTTCATACCTATCATCCAATCGGGTTCGTAGCTATAGAAAGATGGCCATCCTTGGAACCCATCGCTGTATGTAAGTGTATAGTTTACTGGCATAATTAATATATTCCATTTTGTACGATTTCTGTATAAGTAGCCAATAGTACAGTAGTGTAGTATGGCTGTGACTTAAAGCCCTCTTCAGAATTCATCCAAGTTGTTAATGATGTGTCATTTGTATTTACGTAGGAATCAATCATAAGTTGTATGGAGTTAAACAACTCTACCCTATCTATCACAGATAACTGATAGCCCATCGATATTTTAGCAAACTCAATTCTTAACTCTCTGCAATTTATAGAAGCTTGGGCATGCTGAGTAAAATTATAAGCATCTTCTTCTTCTGTGAAAATTTGCAATCTTAAAAGGTTGTTATTTATAACCATCCTTTTGGCTAAACATGACATCTCCTCTATTGTACAATTTGCCCACTTGTCTTTCTCCGTTTCTCCAGGCAATAACTCAAACAATATAGCCATCTCTTTAGTAGCTCGTACATAGTCCGCAGCATAGCCACCATATAGGTCATTATTCACTATGCTAGTAATATCAACCCAATCGATTAATGGAATAGTACTATATTGGTAAGGATATACCCCACTAACTAGCTCGTTAATGAAAGGTACTCCTGTCTCTTTTCTGTATAGATTCATTGTTATGGTTTTTCTGCGTCTATCATTTTCCAAAATCCTAATGTACCATCGTAGTAAATAACAACAGCCGACCATTTTTTAGTGTTGTTTGTTGTTCTTTCAATTCCTAAAATACGATTTCCGGCTGCACTATTAGAATTGTTACTTAAATACGTTAAGGTGTTATTGGAGCTGTTTCGAACTATCTTATGATCCCCATCATAGGTCTTAACAAACCCTGTTATAAATCTGTTATTTGTTCCACCTACTTGTATAATTTTGGCATTATACCACCCTGTAGGGTTATAATTGTGCGTAGTAACTACAGAAGGGGTGTCTGATATTATAGTGTACATAGACCCATAAAGAGGCACAACAGTCTCAAATATTCCACCATCTTGGTCTACTGCTGTTATTGCATCATTTTGTAATAAAGCTTCAATCTCTGCATTATTTTCTATGTCTGCAAGTCCAAAATTACCATTAGAAGCGTCAAATAAATCGACACCTGTCGCACCTATTGCTAAACTAAAATTATCTAAACTTGGTATATTTACTACCGAACTAGATATGTTGGTTATTTTAAACTCTGTTAAATTTATCATACTTTAGTTATTTGTACATTAGCCTCAAAAATACGTGCAGTACCATTACCCTCATTCTGTAACTGTAGCTGGATAGTGTTTGTGCCTGCCGACAAAGAAACTTTTTTACTTATTGAGCAATAAAAAACCTCACTACTATCTTTCGGTTCTCTTTTGTATGGTTGGCTAAAAATATCTGTTGAATTGACTTGAGGATTTATTACGACTCTACCACTTCTGGATGTGTTGTAGCATAAAAAAGAAAACTCAAAAAAGTAAGCACCACCAGTAACGCTGATAGTGTTAGTTATTTGTGTACCTCCTTGAACAAAGGTAAAATACTCTACATCTGTGGCTGTTGCGTTGTTTATAGTTTCCGTTCTTTCTAAATAAAATCTTTCCGCAGCAGCACCACCACCACTAGCACCAAAAGTAATCTCATCTGCCGTTGACGTTATCGTCATGTTTGTGCCGGCTATTAAGGTCTTAAACTGAAAATCAACACCTATCTTCTGTGCAAATACTCCTGTACCTGTACCTAGGTTACTAGCAGTATTGTTTTCGGGTCCTGCGTAAGGTGATGTAAGATATATTAAAGATGCAGCGGCAGATAGTGTTTTGTTGGCTACAGATATTACAGCAGACCCTGCACTTATAAAATCTTTTAGCGATTGAGATTTTGATAAATTAAAATAATCGTATTCTCCTATATAAATTATTTCGAAAGCTGATACTACAACTTGAATTTCTTTTATATATAGTGTATTATTTGTTAGATTATGTATGCCTATTGCTATCATCTTTTATTTTTTAAGGTACACAAGCCGTAATAGACGTTACAATACCATTAGTATCTACAAATATAACTCCCGACCCCGATGGGTAGCCAACTACGGCATAGAACCCCGACTCAGCTAAAATAACTGCACTAGCATCTTTGTATATAATATCTCCTACTCCTGGGTTGCCTGCCGTGCCACCCACAGGTACATTATAGAAAGATGTCGGAGAAACTGATGTACATAAACCCGATACGCTAGTGGCTTCCGGAGCGTTCCTAGTTGTAGTAAACGCTGTAAGTGCCACAGGGCAAAACACATCAATGTCTATCTCTGCACTGTCACAAGGGCTAATGATTGTTATCTCAGCTATACTTGGACTTGCTGCTATCTTTGGTATTATCATCTTACATGTCCCTAGTCCTGATGCTTGTAAAAACACTGACGCAGGATCAACAGTAACACTCTTAACTTGTCCAGTAGGATTAAACCCATTACCATTAAATCTATATTCATCTAAAATTTCATATGTTGTCCCCGATATACTGCAATCAAAAGCAGTAATACCTGCATACAAAGGCTCGACTCCTGGGCTGTTTAAGTAACCAAAATTAGGCGAATATACAGCGTTGTATGTAATACCATTGAACACTACTTTTACTCCATCAGGCTGCGTTTTAAAGTCTATATCTATAACTACCGCTCCTGTTGTCGCACCAAGGTCAGCATTAATAGTGTAGTAACCTCTACTTGTAGACATTGACAAGGTTGTACCACAAGCCAAATTACAGGCTGAACAGAGTAAATAATTAAGTAAAACTCCAGTGTTTTGATATCTAAAAAACCCTTGATATGAATACCACCCATCCGTAGCTTTTGTAGTTAGTGCTGTTGTTGTATACACTGCTGTAGCTTCCTCAAAAGTAGGCGCATCGATGTAGTATGTAGCTGACGTTCCACATGTACAGCAAGAGTCATCTTCACTAGTATTTGAGTAGCACAGTGTTATAGCTACAGGCTTTCGATAGTCGTAAATTAAATACAAATTTCGGTCAGCAGAGGTGGGCATAGTGAACGATCCTAAGAACACACCCTTACTACCTGTAGGAGCTACGTTTGCCGATGCAGCAATAAGAGCTGCTATGTCCGTTGGCGTGTTGTTGTACAATGTACTGCTTCTTAGATATCCAAAGTTATTTACCGTGTTATCAAAGTCAAAATTGTCGCTCTGATACTTTTTACTTATTATCTCTACGGTAGACCCATTTATAGGTATAATACCCCCTCCTTGAGGACCTGTTATTTTATTGTATTGAGATACTAAAGGCGAGTCATTACCCTCCGATAATGACACAAACTGCGATTGCAATGGGGACACAAATGTACCCGATGTCCACTGATACTCGTTGTGTATCGTCTCCGCACTCTCATTGCTATCAGAAACACATACTTGTATAATGTTTACTATAGGCGAGTCGGGTCTACTGACTTGTACGTCTAGTTCTATCCTAGCATTAGCAGATGCCGTTACACTAGTTACACTCAATACGGCTGTCTGTGGGTCTACACTTGTCTTTGGTATAGTTGCTGTTCCTGTTGTAATATCTGTTAGTGAGGTGTCATAGTTTACTGCATTATATTTTACCCTAAGCAAGAACTCGTTTCTAATATCTTTTACATTGTATGTCAATGTAACGTCTCCTACAAATATACCTAAATCTACTGTATACGATACTGGACTCTCTACGGTTGAAATTACTGTTTTCTTGATACCTGCTTCTACAATCTGTTCCTTTATCGGCAACAATATCTGATTGGATGCCAGTACATATTCTTTGGAATAGGGATCATACGCCCCTATCTTCTGAGTGTTAGGGTAATCTAAAAATAAACTTCTAAACCAAGAAGACATACCTAATCCCGACACAATAGCAAGTTGTTCATTACTATACGCACTACCCTTTAGTTGGACTACCACTCCTCTTTTGGAGTCAGTAAAGTATTTCTCAAATCCATACTCAGCGAATGACTCCGGGTTGTTTCCGATGCCATACTCCTCCATCCTTGCTATCTGAGTACCTAAAACATCGGGAGATGAGGTAATTACTCCACCTGCTGAGGAATCAGATAGTAGATTTTTACCTGCTAGTACATATGATATTTTATCTTCTTGAAGCACTAGTATATCTGTCTGTCTAGCAAACAGTTTCTGTATAACTCCGAAAGATGGCTCCAATGCTTTAAAGTTTAATAGGCCTAGATTAAACTCGTTAAAGTTGTTTATGTTGTAGTTGTATACGCCACTGTACGTTAAATCTGCAAACCTACGAACTTCCTTGAACTCATCTCCTTTTAAAACTCCGGATACTCTATTCCCTAATCCAAAAGAGCTTCTAGTTATTGAGTCACGTATTTTGTAACTCTCTACACCATTACCGAAAGAAAAGCAGTTTTGGAATTCAGTGTTTATTATTGCAGGTTGAACAGCAGTTTGGTTCTGAACGTTTCCTGTATGGAACCCTCCTGTTATAGGGTAGGACACAGGAGATTCATACCATATGTCAGGTGCAGCATCTTGAGGTTGTGTTTCGAAAGCTATAATAGCTCCAGGTTTTAATATTTCAAATCTACATTCTATATATGGTTCGGGACCAACAGCTAAAGCATTGTTACCTTTTATAGCTAAAGAAATAGCCCCATCAGAAGGATCTCTAAGCCATCTTACTAAAACTTTTTGAGGTTCATTTGGGTTCCATATAGTTGTATCAGTGCCAAAAAAACTACCTCCATAAATATTTTCAGCTAAAGTAGAACCTGTTGTGGGTATATATTGAAATCTATTTAAAGGAAGGGAAGAAGGAGGACATGCTGTAATACCTAAAATAGGAGTGCAATCTTCTTCATATAAACCAGTAGAAATAGTTGAAAATATATTATCTACATTCCACCAATCAATTATATCAGCATGATTTTGAGAAGATGTATATTCTTTTTCAAATGTATACTTTTTATATGCACCCCAATTTTGCCAATACAAAAACAATCTTATTTTTATAACAGTCCCTTTAGGTATTTCAGGGTCAACAGGTATTGTTGAAAAAGGTGTTGTGTAAGTAAATCTATTGTACTTTAATACAGGAAAAGAATTTCCACCTGCGACAGGATATGGATTGCTTCCATTAAAAGCGTAATTTAAATTACTCCTAGCAAGTCCTAAATCCCTATATAAAACAGAATCATTATTTATAACTATATTAGAGTTTCTTATTTTCATGTAAACACCTGAAGGGGCATCAAACTTTTGACCACTAAATGGCTCCATTACTTTTATAAATCCTCTTTCTTGAGCTTTTTTTTCTAATACAGTAACATTTACACAATCTAATTTAGGTCCTGCCCCATCTATTTTTACTTTTAAACTATCTCCCTCTTGTATTTTTTGAGCATTTTCACCTTCTAGTAAAAAATAGTTAAAATCATCTTCGTCATAAAAGAAATAAATATTAGAATATATTGTCTCATATAATTCTCTATCTTGTTTTATTGCAAACTTATACCTTTTAGCCCAAATAGGTGGTATTTGATTTTTAGGTATAGTTACTTTTATTTTGTTTTTATCTATACTATTAGAACATTGAATTCTAACAATATTATTAGGACTAACTAATACTGTAGTTGATCTGTTAAATATATCCATATATATTATTCCGACCTCATAATCTCTATCACTGTGAAGAGAAGAGTTATTAGACTTTTCTACAACAATAACAATACCATCAGTTATTTCATAATATTCGTAAAATTTAGAAGAAGGGCTTACTGGTATTGGGTCATATACTATTGAAGGCAATTGAAATCCTATGGATGTAGATAAAATACTTGATTTTATTTTCATACTTTGTCCTTCTGCCGTTTCTCCACTAGCTATTTTTGTAAAAAAACTTGACCCTTGTATTTGGTAAGTAGGTATTTGACAGTTAAACAAATCAGTTAAAGTAAGCCCATCACAGGAAGATTCACCCCCTGGATTATAAACTAATTTTATGTTTGAATCTGTACCTATTTTTTCATTAAAATCAGGGTCTACTGATAAATCATAAGCGTTTAAAAAATCATTTTTTAATGTGTAAGAAAAAGCTATATTAATAGAAGATGTAGTAGAAACACCCAAGGGTACTGTCCCATTAAATGTACCATGTTGAAAAACAATTACAAAATCTAACCTACTACCTGCTTTTAAATTAATATTATTTAAATCAAATGAAAAAATAGAATTACTTTGAGTAATAGGAGGGCCTATGTTATAAAAACCATCATTAAAAACTCCAGGTATGATTGTTTCCCCTAGTTCGTTAGAAACATAGTCTACTGTATATAACATTTTAGTATTACCTACATCATATCCCTCTAAATAATTACCATAAACCAAGCGACTACCCATTATAGTTTGAGCTTTAGCCTTTAATGGTACATTGTCATAAAGTCTTAATATCTCATTGTCATCAAGAATTGTATATATTTTGTTATTTGAAAAATCATAAGTAAAAAAATCATTATCAGGTATTCCTAATTCTTCTTTGTTTAACTTCTCTATAATCCTAATTACAGGATTACTCGCTTCTTTAAACAACAAATCAATGCCAACAACTAAGCTACTGCCTGTGTTGATTGTTATCTTAGCAGTGTCAAATAAATTCTCCATACCCTCGTTTAAATATGAAGAAGTGTCATAGTTAAAAGATTTAGGAATAAACGCAGGATTAGTAAATTGTGAGGTGGCAGAGTACATGTCATCCTCGTACCTGTATCGATAGGCAAAACATATAAACCTGTCTTTTAAAAAATTCTCTTCAACTCCTCTATTTGTAAGCTCAAAGGTAGGACTATTTATTGGTGGTTTTTTTATGACCAATAGCTGTTCTGCTAATATAGGGTCATCGACATTAGATACCGGAGAGGGGTAGTCCTTTGTGACATTAATCATCCTTGGCTGATTTAGGTTGTCCGTAAAAAACAACATATCATCAACTTTGTCAACACTTGTTATTAAAAATTTAGAATCAAAATTTAAACTAGTATTGGTCCCTCCTCCATCGTCAACACTAGTAACGTGATATGTTACTGAATCATCATTAACGTTATACGATACAATTAAGTCTAGCTTTCCTGTTGCCTGTGGGCCTGTGTGTGCAGGATCAGTAATGAACCAATACAATCTCTCGTTTGCACTATCTTGATAAGCCCCTATACACTTGGCACTTCCACTAAGAATGTAGTTTACTAGAGGAGTTCCGGAAACATAGCTCAAGGTAGTGAGTCTAGTATTACCTTTACTGTTCTCAATTACACCAATCTCTGAAAGCTCTGTTGATCCAACTCTTACGTTCAAAGCATCAATATACTCACCATTAGGTATAAGCCTCTCATCGAGACCTTTATTCATTCTTCCTTTGATGAAATTCCTCTGTAACTTAGCCATATTTTATTTGATCCACTTATCCTGACCTCTCATATTCATTAACAATCGGCCTGGATGTATATTACTTAATCTTATCTTAGCGTTCCTAAGCAAGGCTGTCTTCTTCTTCATAGCCCTACGGATTATATACTCTTGGACACCCATTTTTGCATCTAGTATTGAGTAGCTAATGTACGAATACACAAATTCCTCAAACATCTTATTTACAGTTATTGCGCTGTTATCTCCATTCTCCATACCATCAGATACATACTCTAGAATACATATCTCTCCGGACATGTTTGAGTCAAAGTTAATAACTCCTTTTTTTCTGTCGATATTAAAAGTGGGATTGGCATTAGCCGTTTCTGTATTTAATCCATATCTTGCTCCAACTCCATAATCAAAGTACCAATCCCCATCACAGCAGTAGCCCTCGTATCCATCGAACATGCTGTTCTGATTTAAATATATACTTTTTTTAGTACCTTTTATCCTTTCTAAGTCAATATTTGAGTACTCAGGCTTCAAAACATTACCTAGGTGGTCAAATAGTATGTTGCAGTTATTATCTTGCAAATATGACGTTGCTGTAGTGGTCTGAATATTCTCTGTCAATGGCCTAAGTACACCGTTTTTAAACATAGACACTCTAACCCAATTTACAAAGTCGGAAGGTAACACAAACCTAAGGCTATCGCACACATCTAATTCCAATACTTTCATTTCCTTAAACGCATCGTAGTTTAACTCTTGGATAGCTCTCTTGGCGTGGAAAAGAATCTTGTATCGATTCTCATTGTTTATCAAAGAATTATTTCCGGTATACATCAACATGTAGTTGTTTACGATATCTTTTAGAGATACATACTGATATGAACCCCAATTAGAATCCAAAGGGGCTACCCCATCGTTTTCGTAGTATTTGTATTGTGATATGTAGGCCATTATTTCTCTTCTTGAGTGTTAAGTTGTTCTTCTGCTTTTCCAAACTGTACTGCTTGCACCTCTCTTATTGACATACCTGCATACTGCAATATTTTTGCCACCAAGTCTACTTGGTCATCTATAGCAAGTTCAAAGTCTTGGTAGTCAGGCTGAGAAGCATCAAACAATGGTTCCCCATTGGTTAACGTTAAAAATGTCCATTTAGGGTCTTTTGGGTATCTTATGTACTGTGCCTTCACCTGCGTGGCTCCGTTAATAGTGTCGGGGAATACCGTAATCGTGCTTCCGTTCTGCACATATGCAGGGAACATCTCTGTAGGAGAAGTTAATATAGATGTGGTTAGATAGGTAGCTTTGCTGTGACTTACCCTCTCAGCCTCTCCTAAAAACGTAGCCCCATTAAAACATAGAACCTTGTTAATTAGATAGTAATCATCGCCTGTAGTTACTTGAGATGGAAGGAAATAACTATTTGTAGCATTTTGTGTTAAATTTTTAGTTTCTGATAATCCATCTATTACTTCTTCGTATCCTTTTCTTATGTTGGCATACCCTGTCCCTGAGGTTCTTGCATTTTCTTTGTTTATCTGATAGTTGTAGTCATAAAAATAATCATCGAAAATATCCAACTGGGCTTGTTTTGCATAAAGATTGAAATCATCAGGCGTTATATATCCGTAGTTATTCTTATTCAAAATAGAAAGAACCGTTTTTCTTACTGGGTTTATCATAATTACTTTTATACAAATATAAACAAAAAAAGAGAGATATGAATATACCCCTCTTTTTAGAAAATGCAATAAAGATGGAGTTAGATTTTTTTCTCTAAATATTCCAATACAGGTATACCCTCGTCTGTTTTAAAATAAGAAAACAAAACGTTGATTACATCCTCACCGTACGGCACATTCAGTAGTTTTTTCTTGTTACCTTTTGTGTTAAACCAAACCTCTTCACCTTGATTTCTAGATGTTCTTATAGAAAGAAGTCCTGAGCTTATGAACTGCTGACATTTAGATTTTAAATCAAGGTCAGTGTCGTTAAATATATTTAAAAAGTCTTCCGGATAGTTTCTAGAATAGACAATTACATCTCTTCTTAACTCAGCCGTAGACACCCTAGATACATCTACATTGAACAATACCCTAGACACTACCTCAAGCTGTTCTATTGACATGTTCTTGGCCTCTGATAATGCATCTACCTGTAGGAATATATCATCAAGTTCTTCTTGAGCTTCTTTCTTGTTGTCTACAACCTCAAACTTAGTACCGTTCATAGGGTGCAAATCCAAAAAACTTTGAAGCACAGGATTCGTTCTCTCTACACGTAAGAATCCATCTTCAAAAATAACAGGCTCTATAATAGCGTTACCATCTTGCTCGTCCTCAAAAGGGCTTCGTTGATTCCTTGCATATCGTAAAGGACGATTGATACCTTTCTCCTCGTCGAAATACAATAAAGGAGACCTAGATGTACTTCTAGTAGGAATAATATAAGATAAGGGCGCATTGTTTCGTTTAAGGCGATATATTTTATCGACCAAAGGTTTCTTTTTCATTTGATTAAATTTTAGTAAAAAGGAGTGTCTACTAGAGACACTCCTTGATTAAATTGTATTAGTCTTCAAAAATCACAAAGTTGTTAGCTCCCATTACACATACAGCTCTCTCTGACAAGAAGTGTACCTCCATAGCATCTAGGTCGCTAGTCATAGCTCCACCTGCTGAACCTGTGATCCATGTCTTGTAACGTCTGTCTTCAGATTGAGAAGCACGGTAACGAACGTGCAAGAATGGTCTCTTAGCATTTTTGCCAAGTACTTGGTCGTATACAGTAGTTGTTCCGGCAGGAACTAACAAACCATTTACTGTACCTGAACCTGCTGCTAAACCACCACGCATCGTTGGGTCGTTTAAGTATTTCCAGTCAGTCTTGTAAAAATCGTATCCTCTACGGAATCCTGAGAAGCCAAGGTTCAATGCCATTGTCTCGTCATTGTCAAACAATCCGTAAGAAGTTCCACCTGCTCCGTAAGAGTTTTGACTAGCAAGCATGTCATCGATAGCGAAAGTCATATCTCTATCTACAAACAATACGTTCTCCTCAATAGCTCCTTGGTTGTCAAGCTGAGAGATGATAGTATCAAAATCTTGTAGTGTAGAAGGTATACCACCTGCCCATACGTTACCTCTTGTCTGTACAGCATCAAAAATACCTTCAGACCCTGAGAAACCGGCAGCAGCAGCACCCGAACCTGCACCGGCAGGAACAGCCTCAATCATTGCAGTCTCTAAGTAGTCATCGAAACGTAGACGAGTCTCATGCTCAGACTTCAAATACCATAGGAATCCTGTAGCCCCATTTTCTGTGCTTACTTCGATCCATCCAATCTGTGTCATATCTGACCCAGTAACTTGATACTTGTCTTTCAAGATGATAGGCTTGTTCTCAAAGATAGTAGAGTCACCCTCTAAAGAACCTTGCATACCTGCTGTCCCTTTAGCAAACTCAGAACCGTAAACAAATACAGTAACATCAGAGTTAGCAAGAGCTGTACCGGCTGCTGCAAGACCACCTGCTTCGTAGAATGCTACAGTAAATTGGTTTGCGCCTACGTTTACAGCAGTAACGATACCTTTGTTTACACCTGCTCCTGAGTTAAAAGACATAAGTACTGTCTGTCCTACTCTAACTGCAATTTGTGCAGCACCCAAAGACCCTGCTGTAGATGAGATATTTTTGTTAGCAACAACACCTGCGGGATAGCCACCTGGAACTGTAAGGTTGTCATTAACTTGAAACACAGCAGTTGCAGCAGCAGCACCAGCAGCCGTACCTACTTGAGTGTAAGACACATGCAATCTACCTTGTTCTGCCCACTTGATAAGATCAGATTCGCAAGGCATCTCTGCACCTACCATACGTAAGAAAGAAGATACAGAACGGTTTCCGTAACGCTCAAATTCCTTTTCGTAGGTGTCGGGTAAATACTGACTTAAAAAGTCAAAGTTTGTGATATAATTTGTCTGTAATGCAACCTGCGATGCAGATGGCTGCAACCCAAATGTGGGTAATGCGTTAAATGAACCGGCCATTTTTATTTGTTTTTAAGTTTTTTCTAATTTATTTTCGTTTACTTCTAATTTTTAAACCACGAGATGAAGTAGCACTCACGGCTTTTATTTTCATACCTCCCTTCGATGTAACCTCAGGTGTTCTACGCTGACTCATGTTAACATTTTTTGTCTTACGCATAACATCCTCTGTTGCCTCGGACTTGCCCTGTTCATAAAAGAACTCAGCAAACTTTTCGGGATTCATTGCTACTGCTAACGCTTTATGATATCCAACGGTGTCTTTCATAAGACCGGTATCATCCAAGTACTTCATTACAAAGTTCATTGGATTGGAATGCATTTTTTTAAGTTCGTCAGCTCCTCCTGGCTTGAAAGTAACATTCTTGTCGTTTAGCTTGAATTCAAAACCTTTGAACTCGCTATTGAACAACTCGTTTGTTTTTTCCGTGAACCACGTTTGCTTTCTCTCGTTTTCCTGCTGTTGCGTTTTTGCAGAATCTATATATTTACGATACTGTCCAAGCTCTTCTTCTTGCTCCGTAGTTAAACTACCACTTGACTCAAGCGGCTGTTTGTAATACTCTTTTGCTTTTTCAAAATGCTTTTTAGCTTTCGATAATAACTTTTTCTTTGCTAACTTTTTCTTCTTGATGTCCGAATCATCATCTAAATCCTCGTCATACTGATAATCCTCCATAAGAAAATCGATATCTTCTTTATCTAAATCTTCTTCTGTAGCATTGAAATACTCTCTTAATAAAGAGTCTTCATTCATAGAGCCAAAGTCTTTGTTCAACTTGACATAGTCTTCGATACCTCTACCTGTGTCTTTTTTATATTTCAAAAATGCCGATACATCCTCAGGCATCTCTTCTTTGTCTTCTCTCTGTGTCATTAGATCATCAAAGGAACTAATCTCTCTTCCGTATCTGTTGCCAAGGAACTGAAGTACTTTGTCATCGGTAAGCTCAACCTCTTGCACCGACTCTTCCTGTGTAGCTTCCTCTACTACCTCGTTTTGTTGTAATATCTCTTCTTCTTTTTGAGACAAAGACTTCTCTTTTACTGATCCTACTTCTCTTACTTCAAAATCCATTATATTATAATTTTATACAAAGTTAATAAAAATTTTTTTATCTAGGGTTAAACTCCGCTAAATCAAATCCATCTAGACTATCTTCGTTAGATTCAAACCTCTGTGGAGGAAGATTATTCTTTCTTTGGTTTATAAGTTTTGATTGCTCAGAGTTCTGTTGGCTTATACGACTAGATTTTGAGTCTTCCCTCTGCTGTTCCCTATTCTGCAAAGAATTGTTAGCCATCTGATGAATCTGTTGATTGTACTCAAATTCTTGCTGCATAAGTTTACCTTTTACCTCTGCCTCAATTTTCATCTTCTCTATTGAGAACGCTATCTCCGCTTGTTTCACTTGAATCTTAGCCTTTGCCTCCATCTCTATCTTCTGCATTGCCGTTTGTGCCGCCATCTGCTGAGACTGCATCTGCATTTGATTCTGCATAGCTTGCTGTTGCATCTGATTCTGTTGTTCTCTTTCTTGCTTCGCTACCCTCTTAACTTTTAATAACTGATTCCCTAACTTTATGTTCTTTATCTCACGGATGTCAATAGCATCTTCAAGATTTATGTCACCCTTGGATAAAGCCATCTGTATATTGGCTTCCAACTGTGCTTTCTGCTCCTCATCAGGAGAAACCTCAATAAATATCCCAAAGTCATAAATATACAAATCTGATATTTGATTTAGTATACTTACGTTGTATTTCCCTATTTTGTTTGCAAAATCTTCTTTGAAATCTGCATACTCTAATATGTCTGCAATCCTACAAGAAGCTGCTTCCGCTAAAGTACGATAGATATAAAGACTAGCATCTAGAATATGTCTAGTAGCAGTATTTGAATTTAATGCTGCAAGCTTTTGAACACCGACCAATGCATTGGGATCGGGAGTAGAACCATCTCTAGCCTCGTTTAATCCAGTAACATTCCTAATCTGATTTAGGTAGTGGTTATAGTTGGATAGAAGCATCTGTGTCTTGCCTGCTCCCGAATTAGAATTCAACTGTTGGATAGGAACTCTAGCGTTGTTAAACTCACCATCTTGTGTGTAGCTCCTACCAATAACACTACCTGTTTGAAAGTACAACCTAAGGGCATCCTCCGGATTATATGCAGCACCTGTACCTAAGTCCACCTCATTCAATCCATCAGCATCGATAAATACACCATCGGGGACTACCTTGGCAATAACTTGCTGCAACTTTAGATGTGTTATCTGTATCAAGTCAGCAAAGGTTATCATCCTTCGTACTAGACTCTCAATTACTCCTTTGTACATTCTTGGAGCCACCGCTATATAATTTGGCATTGCATGCTGTGACGATGACTTGGGACGTACCATATTCTCAGCAAGCTCCCACTTTAATACAATATTGGTTCCCATAACCATAATACCCTCGTACCATACATCGATAGTCTTAGATATCTTCTGAAAGTTCCCCTCTTCCATCATCTCCGCAGGAGGATTGAATTGGTCATCTTTCTCTATTACCCTGGAACCGCCACCTTCTAGAATCTTCTTTTTGTATACAAAGTTCTTTATTGTTTTGTAGTTGAAATACAACAATGTGCATGTATCTTTGTAGAATATATCGTTGTCGTAGAACTGCGATACATTGTGGTAGTCGTACCAACTCTGACTATACTCCGATATCTTTTGCAAGTCATCATTGGTAAGAGACTGATCTATCTTCATAACCTCCGTTATGGGAATCGTTTTCACTTCTCCCCAATAGAAGCAGTCTTTAAAATGTGGGTCTTCAGTGTAGCTGTATACTACATTAGCAGGGTCTACGTAAGAAAGTTCTACTCCTGCTCCTTGCAAAAACTCATGTTTAGTAATTCCTATACCTAACACAGTAAGGTCGTAATCTACCCTTTTTCTTAGGTCGTAGTAGTGGTTCTCTTCAAATATTGTATCGATAGCTTCTTCTTCAGCAATCTCTATAGCAGGCTTGTAGTTTAGATTCATATACAAAGCAAGCTCCTCATCGTTTTTAGGTAGCTCCTCCTCAGGCATTACAAATGGGTCTACACCCGACTCTTGCTTAATTATTCCAAGGATATCTTTTGATAGCATCTGCCCCTCTATCATATCTTGGTATTTGTTTTTCTTAGATTGAGACATAGCATCTTGTGCTTGTGCTTTTGCTGTAAACAGACGATTAGACATACCGTTGACAACAATATCTACAAACTTAGGGATTATTGGTACTGGAGTCCAATCAAGATTTAAATACGACAAGTCACCATCTACAGCAAGTTCATCTTTATACTTGCTTGAGGACTGTTCCCCTCTAGCGTATAACCTTAAACTATGAAAGCTTTTCCATTGGTCATAGAATCTACATCCGGACCCATCTTTTTTAAACCATTCGTACTGTATAGCTTGACCTACTTGAAGACCAAACTCTACTCTAGCCTTGTCTGAATCAGAAACAAACTGACTAGGAAAGGATTCCGGCATTATATCGATTTCTACCTCTTTCATTATCTTATTATTTGACTTGCGTTCCCTTTGTTGTTATATCTTGCAAAGTTAATACTTATTTTTGATTGCTTCTTCTGAGGCGTATACAAATGCTTCTGATTAGCCATTACAGCTAGTCCCGAACTGATAGTAGCATCAAACTTTGTCCTATTATTAATGTCAAACCTAGCCCAATCTTCTAATGTCCTATTGAATGGCATATCTCCAATCTCATCAGGTGGTCTTTGGAAAGCATCAGAATCAAAACCTACATACTTCTCTATGTAGGACTCAATAGCAGATGCATGTGCTTGCTTTACTGCCTCAGATGTATTCGGTATCCCACCAAGTTCTTTCTCTGTCTTTGATAGCTTATTATAAACCTTGTCGGGTCTGTTCATACTAAACCCTCGGTATCCCCTGTTCTTTAAATGATACAGCAACCTAGGTTTATTGTTCTCGGCCAATATAGGCATTCCGTAGAACACGCATGCCATCAGTACCTCCTCAAAGAATATCTCAGCAGTCTGTGGCCTAGCAACATACTGCAAAAAGAAATGATTCGTTGGAGCCTCGTCCATATGAAACTTAGTAAGTCCATGCAACGCTCCATTAGACCCACCGCCCCCGACTACTCCGGATATATCATATGAATCACATCCAAACGTACCGATATGCTCATTACCTGGAAATTTTAATCCATTCTTTGTTATTACATTGTTCTGAAGCCTAGCACTAGGGGTCCAAGATACAACAAACCTACCATTCTTTTTTGGAGACCATATTACCCTACTGTCTTTTATACCATTCTCCCAATAGAAACTTCCCCTAGTAAGCATATGACCTTTTATCTGTGAGTCATTGTAGTCTATCTGTTGGTATATCTTTGTAAGATTAAATATAGATGCCTTGCTCTCATCTCTAAATGCATGAGACTCTGTCCTTGGGAACTGACGATAGAACTCGTTTAATGCATCAGCATCACTCTTTAGCGACTCTACCTCTGCTTCCCAATAGTCAATGGCTCCTTGATATATCCATTCTCCATCTACCCCCATTACAGGATTCTCCGGAGTACGGAACACAGGCATACCGTACCTATCGATAAATCCTTCTAGATTCTGTTCCATAGAAATAAAAAGACTATACAGCCCTGTCTTCGTCTGACCGTTACCGTTTCGCTTAGATATCGTTGACTCTTGGTACAGTTTCTTAAAGTTATTACCCCCTTTATCTAAAGAGTTACAAGTAGACCCCATCATACACTTACCTATAATCTTTCTACCTAGTCGAAGACAAGTCTTTGTAACTTTCCAGTTGTTCAGAATATTATTTGGTCGCAACCACTTACCACTCTCGTCATGTGCAAGTAGTAGTATCTTCTGCCCATCGTAGCTGTTATCGTCCGTGTTCTTCCAATCTATAGTTGTATCTAGTCCCTCTATCTCGTCACTCTTCTCCTCGTACATGTTTTTCTTGGTGATCTTAGAAGCAGGTACTCTAAAAGCAAGCTCAGTCTTAGGTCTATCCATACCATCTTGCACTGGCTTAAAAAAGAACGGTAGCTTCTTAGCGATAGGAACGACCTTGTCGGTAAACATGTTTTTAGCATCAGAACCTGTCTTAGATAAGATACCAATCCTACCATCCCTGGCCAAGGTCCCTACATTTACACATTCAGAAGATGACATATAAGAAAATCCTGACCGCCTAATCTTTAAGTATACTTGACCAAAGCATCTATTATCAGCCCTACAACCCTCCCAGTGCAAGTAAAGAATTCTATTGGCCTCTCTAAAGTCGGGATATCCAATGTCAATACTTGACCACTGTATGTACATATAATGTGATCCTGTTATGTATGTCTGTTTGCCATTGTTCATAAACCACAAACCATATTCTCTGTTGTCAAACTCCTTCTCTATGTAGTCCACCCAATGAGCTTTAAACTCGTTAGGCATACCATTCCATTGGAATATAGACTTTATTTTTTGCAGAGGCTTTGGCTCTTCTTCCCTCTCCCAATATTGCCTGTCTTTACGCATTGACCTAGATCGGCAGTCTCTAGACTCAGCAGGTAGCCCCACTAGAAGACCTTTGATGTTGTATATCTCTCCTAGGGTTCCATCTTTAGATATAATTACAATATCATAATCTTTATTGTAACCATACTCCCACCCTCGACTGCGATTTTTTCTTTTAATCACAGCCGGGTCGATGTAACCTTCTATTAAGGTATATAGCTTATTTTGATCTTCTTTCTGCAAATCCTTGCTTGTTGTTTATTCTCTTGTTCTTACTTGATACGGTAGATTCTATTTTTATTTTTTCTTGTTCTATCTTTTCTAAAATAGCAAATGCATCGAATATGGCCAACTTTTTTGTAGCTGCTGCATTCTTTAACCTGTCTGCTGCTAACTCATCATCAGGATCCGGCTTAATTATCTTCTCCTCCGCAACTTTTATTAGCTCTTCTACTGCCTTATATGCCGCAACAATAATTCTTTCCTTCTTGTCTATCATAAAACCATAGTTATCTGATGGTCGAATACACGATACAACTTCTGCCCATCTACATTAAACTCGTAGTTGCACTTAGGTTTATATCCAACAATATCTCCAACCTCAACGCCCATTGTTTTTATATACCCATTAGGGTACACCATTTGCCCCATAAGAGGCTCTTCTTTGTCGTTTATATGTATAGACCTATTTAGTTTTTTTATTGGCTTAATAAAGCAGTTTTTATCGTGCGCTACCCACTGCCTATTTTTTTTATACATGTAGAACTGTTCTTGGTCAACCAAAAACAAATCGTCTTTCAAAAAACTCTTACCACTTTTTTTCTTTCCATACATATCATTGTAGTACTTAAATACATTGTGGTGTACTAGAAGGATGTCTCCTGTTCTTATATCTCCTTGATACCCTATAGGCAAGTCAATAACTACACCCATCCTATTAGATGCTTTATGGTTCTCTTCAGAGGCGTTTATTATTAAGTCTACGTCCCCAATAGTTTTTTGGTTCACATATCTACTGCCTCCAATAGGTTTTACTACAAAGCTCCAAGGTGATTTCATACTAAAAGTTTATGTTGTACTCAATGCACGAGGGCATCGTTGTACTAAAAGATTTCCAAAGAACTACTAAGTCATCTTTTTCTAGCCATATTTTTAACTCTCCGGCTTTCTCTTGAATTAAATGAATCGTGTAGCTACCCCCCAATACCTTTTGGCCTACAACATAGTTCATGTTAGATTTGTAATCGGGTCCTATTGATACTTTTCTTATGTCCATTATACTACAACCATTAAGATACCTGCAATATTCAAAGGAGCAGCACCTGTTCCATCAGTTATGTAAACATCACCTGCCACTAGTGGATTAGGGGAAGCGGCTTTAGCTGTAGCGTCATCTGCAAAACTACGAATACCCGATATGCTTATCTTCTGATTTAAAAGTGGATTTATACTTGTTAAACTTATCGATGGAGTATCAACGTTAATAGCAATTGAAGCTCTATTTGCATTTACAACACCTGTAGAAGTTACAGTGCCTCCTGTTACTGTTCCCGATGCAGTTACTGTGGAACTTACAACACCTGTTGTTATTGATGCGCTATTTGCACTTACAACACCTGTAGAAGTTACAGTGCCTCCTGTTACTGTTCCCGATGCAATAACGCCTACTGCATTAACATTATTCAAAGCAGTAAGTGTATACCCTGTAACAACGGCTGTTGCTGTTAAGTCAGTAGCACTAAGCGTGTTTAGAATACTACCTGACCCTCCTGTTATTAACCCAGAGGAGGTGACAGAACCTGCTGTTATTAACCCGGAAGAGGTCATTGTACCTGAGCTTACAGAGTTGCTTGCAACTATGGTAGTGGCATTAATGGTTCCTGTTAGATTAATATTGTTTGTAGCAGTATTGCCTGCTGTCAAAACATTCGCCAGGGTTATTCCCCCTTGAAATAAAGTCAATACATCTGATAACAAAAAGTTCTTTGTTGCATCCGTTGGAGACCCTCCTACTGAAGTACCAATAACTTTGTCCGTTAAAACTACAGGACTAGCATTGTCGTATGTGCTTATCTTTGCCATTATTTTTCTTTTTGTTTGACCTCTCCGGTTTCTATATTTATGACCGAGTCTAGCCCATATTTGCTAATTAATTCTTGTTCTTTTGATTGAACCATCACCTTTAAAGTCCCTATCTCTGATAAAATCTCATGCTTCTTAATCTCTAGGTCCCCTAGAAATGTCTTAGCATTACTTAGTTTAGAGGTGGATTCTTGAAGAAACATTAGTTCTTCGGTTGTTAGTTTTTCCATTTTATTGTATTATAGTTATTAATAAAGCTGTTGTTAAACCTACCGTGAAAACTCCTCCCCCAACTAGGCTTATTACTGTATTCCTCCTTGCTATTTTTATTTTCTTAGTCTGTATCTTTACTATACTCTCATTTACTTTTAAAAGATCTTTATACTCAACCTCAGCCTGTTTTAGCAAACCAATCTGTTTTGATTTGTTTTGTATTAAACTTTCTTGAGTTAGTATATAATCGCTTTGTGTCTTCGTAAGCATAACACAAGAATCCTTAAAAGCAATATACTTCTTCTCAATGTCTTTTATTACTTCGAAACTATCCAACTGGGAAGCAACACGAACTAATATGTCCCTATCGATTAATACCTCTTGACAATCTCCGGATAAGGGCAACATCAGAACTATCCCTATAATCGCTAACAGTATATTTTTCATTTAATTTCTTTATTTCTTCATTGATCCTACGCAAACTATTCTCTGTGTTTGGAATCTTACTCTTCAAAGAATCTATCTTATTATACAAAATAAAATTCTCTTCACTCAAAAGCAAGAATTCTTTTTCCAAAGTTTCAATAGAACTTTGCATATCATCCTTTATCCTGTCATAGTCAAAAGGAATAGGCTCCGGATTATTTTTAAATATAACAATAAAAAACAATATTAAAACTATTGCCGATTGAGATATAAAAACAATATGTGTAGTTGTTAGTTTCATTTTAAAAAAAAGAAGGGCTGATATTTAGTCAAAAATCTAACAGCAAGTTAAAAAATACTATCAAGCCCCCCTTTTACCTTTATGATTTAACATAGTCCATGATAGCAGAAAACAACCACTTAGCTATTTTCTCTCTACCATGCCTAGTCATCAAATAGTTTTTACAATCTTTCTCCGTATCCATGAAAAAACATTCCACCAATACAGCAGGCATCTTAGTGTGCTTTACAACATAAAAGTCTTTCTTCTTTACACCCCTCCATCTCTCTCCATAAAAATGAGGACTATATTGTTTCTCTACACACTTAGCAAGCTTAGTACTATTACTACTACAATTTACGGCAGTAAAAATTTCACAACCTGTTCCTCCTCCTGCGTTGGCATGAATACTAAAGTAAATAGAATCATCATAAGTATTTGCAATGTCCACCCTGTCTTCTAAATCAAGGTCAGTATCTTGAGGATTAATATCCACATACTTTACTCCGGCCATTTGTAACATCTCTTTCAACCTAGCCTTTATGCCCCTATTAAACTCTCCCTCATACAATACACTACCATCCTCCCATATAGGGCTGCGCTTTCCTGATGTCTGATAATCACCATTAATAACACCACCATGACCTGCATCTAATAATACTACCATACTATTTGTTTTTTTTACACTTTTCCTTTAATTTCCTAATACGGTCTTTCTGCTTCTTGAGATAGTCCTCTAGTACTTGATTGTGATCTACCTTCGATTCTTCTTTAATCATAACTTTAGTTTTTTAGTCTAACAATCTAAACTTTTGTGTTATAAGCTGATGTATTGCCTCTACAGCTACAACGGTTCCGTTTAATGATTCTTGGGTCTCTAGGTCACGTTCTCTTGTATACTTATTGAGTTCTTTTAACTCTGCCGTATGTTTATCGTTTATCTCTTTTATCTCAGCATTATAGCTGTTTATAATCTCTTTTACCTCCTCTTGTCTTTCCTGCCTTTCTTGTCTCAATAACAATTTCTCCTCTTTATACATTTTTTGTAATTGCCAAATAGCAATACCACACCCTATAATAAGAGGAGATTGTTCCGCAAACCTTTGTACTAGTAGTGAAAAATCCATTGTATATTTATTCAAAGAATGGATTGACTCTCCATTCATCGTTATCTAATGCTATTAATGTTTCTTCATGATTGTATTCTTGGTACTGGTCTAAGAATTCATATTCTGAATGATCGCCTTCGTGCAACTTTACAACAATCTGCGACAGGTCAACGCTGTACCTTTGGCTGTCAGGAGTGCCAACAATCACGGCGTTTATTTCTTGACTGTTTGGATCGTCTGCGTTTATTATAAAGTACCTATTGTGTGACATTTTTATGTTTTTAAGTTGGACAGGTTTCGCTGATATCGTCCGCTTCCATATTTACCGACGTATATCCTGCTGTTTTCCCTGTAAGGTCAGGAATAGAAAACTGCGTTCCAAATGTAGCGTCGTTTATATTTGTATCTGCCACTAAGTTAGAAGACTTGACGGGGTTGTTTTGAATCGTGCCGCCGTTGTACTGTGTCGCTATATCTGCCGCTGTTAGTTCAGCAGACCAAACGCGAGATTTTGCTATTTGTCCCGCAGTAAAAAAAGTATCTTGTCCTCCTATTTGCAGGGGTTCTGTGTTTGTTGATACGCCGCTTAGCGTATTACTTTGTATTGTGCTGTTTTCAATTGATCCGTTTATGTAAAAAGTAACACCATTTGCATTACTTGAGCCGTCAAAAGTTACCCCTACGTGATACCATACACCCGTATTCATTGCAGTATTACCTTCTACTATTATTATTTTTGTGTTGCTACTAGATAAAACAAACCTTATTTTGTTGTTCTTTGTTGCAAAATAATATGCTCGTACATCTGAAGGGGTTGGTCTTGCCCATTTTGATACTAAAAACCTAACACCGCTTAAGTTTGAAAACTTTACCCATGTTTCAATACTGAAAGCATTGCCTCCATTAAAGTTAAACGCTGAATTATTAGTACAGTTTATAAACTCATTTACCCCATCAAAAGAAAGACTTTTGCAACTAACTGCCAGTGTCTTCTCTTTAATAAATGCCGGACCTATTCCTATACCCAATCCTATACTCATACTACCAAAGGGCTATGATGCTAGTCGCAGCAGTCCCTGTCGATAGCACCTTGTTTACTTGAATAGGATGATAACCATTCGAAGCAGCAACAAATGTCAACGTCTGTCCCGAATAAGCCATCTCTACCTTTAAATTTCCGGCTACCCCAACATATAGTACCGCAGCTTTGTTCGTGTCGCTGTAGATGTTAAATGAAGCGGAATTGGCAATATTTACAGCAACACCATTGCCGTTATCTAAGGCAAGCACCGTGTCACTAGTAATCGCAGTAATCCTAGCTACTACAGAGTTAGTAGTGTCATAGACAATGTCCCCAATCTTTACGCTGCCATCTTTAAATGTTGACCCTGCAACAGTAAGACCCGAAGCAGCGGTAGTAGTACCGGAGAGCTTTAAATCTGAAACGTTAGGAATGTTTATAAAGTCAGAGGGTATAACCTGTAGGCCAATGATCCCTTGTAATTTTTGATATGCCATTTTATTTGTTTTTGCTGTATGGAAACAGTCGGTTTAATGTGTCTCTTCTGTCATCACATCCACAGTCTTCAACCCCTGCTTTCTGAGTGACAACCTTGACAACTCTTTTTATGCCTGTCTTTTTTGTGAACTTCTCTACGGTGTCACCGAACCCTCTAGATTTTTTCATAGCTTCTAGTATTTACCTTGTCTACTTTTTGGTGAACTCTTTGTCGATCCTCCCTTGCCTGCCCAAAGCTTCTTACACGACCAGTACCTAGCCGTTAGCTTATTTGTAGCAGTGCCACACTTGTGCCTAGCACGGAAACTCTTCCTAGCCGCAGCAGAGTAGTTGTGGCCATAGCCTTTCGCTCCAAAGTGAATGAGCTTCTCCTTACCTCCGGAGCATGCCTTCACCATCTTTTTTTTACCTGCCCTGTCTGAAGAGACAACCTTGTTGCACTTCATTTTACTTTTACTTGCCACGCTTAGTATTTTTTTTGGTTACTTTCCCTCTCTTCGTGTTGCTGACAAACTGCTTCTTACTACCACCCTCACGCTTCTTTTTCTTTGCAGTAGCCGCCCTCTCAGATTTACTCATACTCTTGGCCTTACTTAAAGGGAGACAACGGTCAGGGTTCTTCTTATTCTTGCTAGTACCACATGCTCCTTTTATAGAACCATCTGTCCCTATGCGAACCCATTTCTCGTCTCTCCACTTTTTTAAGTCCCCCATTAGTATTTACTCTTCTTTTTTACTTTTTTACCTGTATTTTTTACTTTTTTACCTGTCTTTTTAGCGTAATTAGCTGCTGCTTTTTTACCTTTTGCTGTATAAGCAAATTTCTTTTTCCCTACTTTTGGCATGATAATTATTTTTTAGATTTACGAATTGGTTTCTTCTTCGGTTGCATTGACTTTAGCATCTTGTCAATCTTTAGAGCTTGAGACTTATGCATCGCTGAAGCCTTCTTTAGCTCCGAAGATATTGTTTTAAGCTTCTTCTTGTCCATTACTTCTTAGATTTTTTAGCATAATTGGGGTCCTTACAGTACTTACTAGCGGCCATGTTCGCATAGGCACTAGGGTATCTGTCAAATGTTCTCTTCGCCCAGGCGATACCGGCAGGGCATATCTTGTTCTTCTTCTTTTTCTTTCTAGGCATATCTACTTGTCAAATGGGTTGCCGCCAAAGGTGAGCCACTTTTTACGATCTAGACTATCCTTGAACCCTGTTAAATTACGTATCTTCTTGGCAGATTTACGTTTTTTTGCACGAACCTTAGTCTTCGCCTGCTTCGCTTGGTACTTCGCTTGCCTCATCTGTGACTGTTCCATATGTGACACCTTCCCGTGCATCTGTGACACCTTGCCGTGCAACTGCCCGATGTAGTCGATAGCCATGTTCTTGAATGCTATGTCCTCCTTCTCTTTATCCGTTAATTTTTTCTTCTCTGCCATTTTTTGTATATTTATACACAAAGTTAATAAAATAAAATGATATGAAAAATAGGGACTATCTCAAGTACTTCAAAATAGTACGCAAATTCATCCAATCTAAATATAAGCTAAAACTACAGGATTTAGAAATTTTACTATACCTTTCTTCAGAGGGGTACTTCTCTAAACAAGTTTTTAGCGATTACAAACAAGTGTTCCCTTGGGAAAAAGATAGGATAGAAAGACTAACCGAAGAAGGATGGATCAATGTATTTAGAGAGAAAACTAAAAAAAGAAAAGCCCTATACATTCTGTCGTATAGGGCTAAGAAGATGATAAGCCAGTTCTATGGGATAATCGAAGGAGAGGAGATCACCGAAAACCCGAACTACAACCCCATCTTCAAGGATGAGTCTCCATTCAATGAACGGATATGTCGGTATATGATAAAAAAAAGAAATAAAATTATAAAACAACAACGACATCCCTTTCAGAAATAATCGTATATGGCTCGTCCTCTATAACCATCACGTAGCTACGTGACTTGTCGTAGTACAATACGTCACCATCTTTTATGCCAACCACCTCAAGACCGACCTTTACTGCCTCCCCCTTGGCGTAGCGCATGTCTCCCATGTCCTTACTGGATAACAGAAGTCCGGAAGCAGTCTTTACCTGCTCCTCTATCCTACGTATCGCTATATATTTCCCTATTGTCCTCATAGCTTCTTTGCACTGACTATGGCATTACTAGATGCCGAGTTATGGATAATTGTTTTTGTAGATAGGATCGTACTAGCAACCGACACTGCGTTCCTAAGCGCACTCTTCGTTACCAACGCAGGGTCAACTATACCCATCTCTATCATGTTCCCTACCTCCGATGTCTTTAGGTTCACTCCACACCCCTCCTCAAAGTCAAAAGAGTCGAGAGTTACTCCACTGTTTCTAAGCATCGTTTCTATAGGGACACGCAAGGATAAATGCAGGAGATTATATACCGCAGCCAACTCACCACTAGTGCCGTTGTCTATCTGCAAACTACCGTAGTAGTCAGATAGCTGTAGCAACGCAATACCGCCCCCCGGAAGTATACCATCGCTTAATGCAGCACGTACAGCACACACAGCATCATCGACCCTGTCATATAGCTCCTTCTGCTCCAGGTCAGTGTTCCCACCGACATATATTACCCCTATGCCCCCCGACAAGGACGCTATCCTCGAAACAACAAAGTCCCTCTCGCTCTCATTGTCTAGTAGCTTGTGTTGGTCCCACAACTGGTCAATACGATGCTCTATGTCATTGGTTATACCCTTGTCTCGTACTAGTATCGTACTGTCTTTGCTAACGATAACCTTCTTTATCGTACCTAGGTCCTCGTACTTTATTAGGCTTAGGTCATCACCTGTCTTCTCAGAGAAATATGTGGCTCCAACACTCATTGCTATGTCCTGCATCAGCTCATGCTGACGATACCCAAACGAAGGCGGTGGTACACTACACAACTTCAACCCATTCTTTATTACATTGGCCGCCAACGTGTTTATTACATTTACACTGCATGGAGCAAGTATAAAAAGTTTCTCCCTTTTACTGATTATTGGTCTAAGTATGTTCTCAATGTCCAAGATGTTACCTATCTCACCATCACATACCAATACCTTTACGTCCTCCATAATGCACTCGTCCCTACGTTGGTCGTTGATGAACATAGGAGAAGAATAACCCCTGTCTATCTTTAACCCCTTCGTTACCTCATAGTGGGTCTCGTGCGTATTCGAATTCTCTACAGTAACAATTCCGTTCTTACCCACCTCCTTGTATACATCCCCGATGATCCTACCTATACTCTCGTCATTGTTCGCACTGATCCTAGCTACGTGGTATAGTAAATCGTCAGTCACCTCAACACTAACATCGTCTAACATTTGCTCGCAATTGGCCTCCTCTTTGGATAATAACCGCAGTAGCTCAGTTACGTTCAACCCATCACTAATATCATTGCCCATAGTAGATAATGCCTCTGCCAGTACTATCGATGTGGTCGTGCCGTCTCCGGCAGTACTGGCCGTTCGCTCCGCAGCCTCTCGCATTATACGTACCGCCAAGTTCATTACCCTGTCCTCAAAAATTATTGACTTCGCTACAGTAACACCATCCTTGGTTACCGTTATGCCACCCAAGTGAGAGGATGACTCTATTAAGGTGGTCCCACCCAAGGGACCTAGGGTACTCTTCACAGCTTTTGACATCAGCCGTATACCCTCAAGTAGTTGGGACCTAGCATCCTTGTCGAATAGTATGTTTTTCATTTTAGTATATTTGATTCCAAACAAACATACAAAAAAAAAGTGACCCACCAAAGGTGAGCCACCAAAAAAAATACCTAGAAAGAAGTTACGAAATAGCAATGCCAGTAATTGTTACAGCAGCTCCGGCAGCATTCGTTAGACCAACTAAGGATACGTCATACTTAGGGTTTAACCAAGAGGTCTGATACGCAGCAATAATGGAGTCCTGTATCTTGTCACGTACACTCACATCATTCGCAGCCATTGCCGCAAAGGTTAATGTCACAACGTCCTGGGCAGATGCCCCTCCGTAAGTAATCGTTACCGTAGTAGTAGATGCCTGCTCTACTAGTATGATCCCATTGATAGCTACTAACTGTGCTGTCTCCCCTGTAGCTGTAAGAGGAATAGATAAAAACTTTTGCATAACAAAAAAAATTTGCAGTGAAAAAAAATAGTTACAATACAAAGATACAAAAAAATGTCGAATGTCGATTTTGGGGGTCACTATACTTACTATATATATATACTATTCTTTTATTATTTTATAAAGAATAAAAAAAAGATAAGAAATCGACATTTTCGACAACTACTTGATAGTTAAAGACATCATCGACATAGAACAGGTATAAGACAACATGGAAACGACATAGAACTATTTTAAAAGCTAGATATGTAGAGGTTTTGGGTTCAATATTGATTTTTGAAATCAATTTGATTTAAAAAACTAATTTTTTTTGAAAGGGGGGGGGTTGAAAAAAGATTTTTTTTGGCTGATTTTTTTGGCTTTTGTTGTTGATTATCAATGGTTTATACGTTATGCGCACAACACCTCCCCCTATCTACCTATAGCCTCATTCGATGTGCGATGTACCTTGGCACGATTCTTGTGCGGTGCCCGCTCCCGCTCTCGCTCCCGCCCATACGTATACAGTATATACATATTGGTATTATACCTATACCTATAACCATCTACCTTGTTCTGTCGTATTAGTTTTTTTTATATGTACCATTATATGATCATTGTATTACGATTTATTCTAACATGTTCTTACCCCTTAATGATTCCTTTTAGATGCGCAACTATTGCCTAAAATCACCAATTCCCCAAAACTTTTTAAAATGCTGTATTTTTTTATTTCTCTCTTAATCATTGACTATCAACAAGTTAGTGCGTTTCACTAATTTTTTTTTGTTCTTTTTTATTTTTTAATTGCTTCCAAATTTGTTTATCTAATAAATAACATGTAGATTTGTGACAGACGGTTGCCAAACGGGTTACCAATT